GGAAGGGCGTTTAAAAAAGGAAATTATAGTTAATTCCTTTGATGAAGTGCCTATTAACATCAAAAAAGAGGCTAAAAAGGAGCTTTTGCCTAAACCTGTTGGTTTGCTTAAAGATGTTCAAGACTATATTTATAGCAATTCCCACTTGCCGCAAGAGGCTTATAGTTTAGCCGCTAGCCTTTCATTCTTTTCTGTATTAAGCGGAAATATTTATAAATGGCAAGGTAAAAGCCCTAATCTTTATTGCTTTATGGTGGGGGAGTCTGGAACCGGGAAGAATGACCCCCAGATTTTAATAAAAAGGCTTTTGCATGGCTACAGGAGGCAGGAGCTTTTAGGCTTAGGCAAATATGCTTCTAATGTTGCCTTTATTGATCTACTTCCAGAACAGCGTCAAAGACTAGATGTTATTGATGAGGCTTCAGCCCAGTTTGAAAAGATGACCTCTTTTAATGGGCAAAGCTACCAGAAAAACATTTTGGAAACATTGAACGAGCTTTACACCGCTTCGTTAGATTTTTATAGTGGTGAAAGGTCTAAAACTAGCGGTACTGTGGGAGCCTGTTGGAATCCTTACGTTTCTATATTAGCAACAACAACCCCTTCAGGCTTTAACGGCTTTATGAGTGAAGAATTACTTGCCAAAGGATTCACAGGAAGGCTTTTATTCTTAAGGGGTGAGAAAAGACCCAAGCTCAATAAGAAGGCTAAAGATAGGCCTAGTCTTAACAATAAAGAATTAATTTTAGAGTTGGCAAAGCTTAAGCCTAGAACAGAACTAGAAATGCCTGTTGTTAAAGAAATAGATACTGAAGATGAAGTTCTTCATTATTGGAGAGGGCAACAGGAAAGCCATTTAGAAGAAATAAACAGCTTAGAAGATGACAACCAAAGGGCTTTGTTAGCCAGAAAATTAGAACAGGCTCAGAAGATTGCAATGATTCAAGCAATAGCTAGAAACCCACTTAAACCCTTTATTGATTTTGAAGATTTATCTTTTGGTATGGCATTAGCTGAATACTCAATGAACCAATTAAAATCAGTATTGAATAAAAATCTCTCTGTAAATTATACGGAAGCCAAGGTTAAAAAGATTAGGGGAGTAATAGAAGAGTCTGGAAAGATTAGAAAAAGGGACTTAAGAAGAAAAGCTTACTGGTTAACCTCAAGAGATTTAGAAGAAGTGTTAAATACTTTGTCAGAAGCTGGGGAAATAATTAAGTACATAGAAAAAGCCCCAAACAATAGAACAATCGAATTTTACACCTTAAAAGAATAGCACTTGGAGAAGTGTCAAGAAACTGTCAAATTTTAGTCTTGACACTATTTGACAGTTTGACACTTCTCTAAATTCTCAATTATCAGGGGGTATTTGTAGCTCAAAACAGGCAGAAAAGCCCTTTTAGAAAAATAAAACAATGCTTTAGCACAGCAATAGTTTAGCTTCATTATTCATTCAGCTAAAGTTTATTAAGTAAACATAATAAACCAAAGCTATAGCAATAATAATTTATAAATAAATCATTACCAGTTAAATCTTTTAATTCATCTAATCGATTCATTAAATAGCTTTATCTGGCTGCTAAAGCATTATACTAATTCAGGCTTAACTGAGTCAATATGAGAAATGAAACAAAATGTTGCAAAATGTATTGATTTAATAAAATAATTATATTATATTGATTAAAGAAAGGGGGGCAAAGCCCCAAAGGAGCCAAAGATGATAAGTGTAAGATCATATGAAATGTCAGTAAGAGATGAGCATAATTGTCATAAAATCCATTCTTATAAAGTTATTTACAATATTGAAAATAATAAGATTGTTACTTGTCTATATCTTCAGACTAAAGGGGGGATTCAAGAATATTTTGAGAATATTTTTAACTGGAGAGAATTCGACGCAAAAGACCCAATTTACCCAAAATATTTTCAAGAAGCTTTAAGGCTTATAAACAGTCAAGCAAAAAATCCTATAAGCGTAGCAATATAAGATAAACAACCAGCCCCTTCGGGGGCTGTAAATTATAGAAAGGAGAAAAAAGATGAAAACAATTAACAACGATTTAGCAACATTACCAAGCTTAAACAATGAAAAGCCTGTTTGCTACACTTGGAAGCCGTCTAAGGAGAGTATTGAAGCAATGGAAAGGCTAGAGGCTAGAAAGTCTCTTGATAAAACAGATTTAGATAATTTTAAACTATAGGGGCTAGTAATGGAATTGGAAGATTTAAACCCCTATAAAGCTTTAAATATTAAGCCTAATTCAACTGAGGCTGAAATAAAAACAGCCTATAGAACAATGGCTAAGAAATATCACCCAGATAATAATAAAAAGGCTAGTGCTGAGAAAAGATTTAAGCTGATTGCTGAAGCTTACAAAATTTTAAGCGATAGCAAACAGAAAAGGCTTTATGATGTTAAAACTAGAAAAGTGGTTATTATTGAGGCTAGCATAAAAAAAGAAACGCCTAAGGCTTATTTATTAGATGTTACTGGAGACTTTCACCAAGGCTTTAAGGGCTTAGAAATATGGATTCCTAAGAGTCAAGTTAAAATGATTGGTGATAATGCGGCTGAGGTCGCTAACTGGATAGCTCAAAAAAGAGCGCAAGAAGTAAGAGAAATTCACAGAGGCTTTATAGGCTTTTTAGAGGTTGAAGCATGAATAAAATAACTAAGGAAGTAACAATAAACGGAGAAAATTACTCTGTTACGTATTACTACGATTATAATTATAGACGTTATGAAGTAACAGACGATTCATTAACTAGCCTGATTAACAAAGGCTTACTATTAGTGCAAGCTATAAGGGCTTGCGATGACCAAAAACCAAGGGGTTTACAATGAATAGAAAAGGGTATCTAGGGGCTAGTGATGGCCCTGTTGTTATGGGCAAAAGCCCATATAAAAAACCAAAAGAGCTATGGCTTGAAAAAACTGGAAGAATAGAACCAGAGGATTTAAGTGATAATGAATATGTTCAAGAAGGAATTAAAAGAGAAGGTGAAGCTTTCCCTAAGATAAAAGCGCTAACAGGCTTAGAGTTCTTTAGTTTGCATGATCAACAATTTCCCGTTGACGGCTATGACTTTATTAAAGTTAGGCCTGATGGTGTAGGCTTTGATTTGCCTGTTGTTGGAGATACTGTTTACTGGTCTAAAGTAGCTATAAAGAACGGCTATAGCTTAGAAATTAAAACAGTTGGAGATAAACAAATTAGAGAGTTTCATAAAAACGGAATACCTGAGCATTATTATATACAGGTTCAGGCTCAACTGGCTGGCACCAATCAAGATAAGTCTTTATTCTTTGCACAGTCTAGGGAATCAGAAAATGTTTATATTGAGTGGGTTGATAGGGATAATTTAACTATTAAATATCTTATAGAAGCATATAAAAACTTTTGGCATTGCATTATTAACGATGAGTTTATTGAAATAAAGCAAGAAGAAAAGCATTATATTGAGCCAGTAGGTATTGAAGCGGAAGACGATGAAAACAATGTTAACTTAATTGAAGAGCTATCAGAAAAGATCAGAGACTTTAAAGATAAAGAAAAGGAAATTAAAGCTGATGAGAAAAGGCTAAAAGAACTTTTAAAGAACTTTTCAGGCTACAGGTCTAGATATTTTAAGATTGATTGGATAACTAGAAAAACCTCTAGCCTAGATAAAAGGGGATTAGAAAGCTTCTTAAAGTCTAAAGGGGCTAATTTAAAAGCCTTTCAAATAACTTCTGAATCAGCTCCGTTTATCAAGATTAAAAGAAATGAAACAATTAATAAAAAGTTTATTCCCTAGTTATAAACAATACTCATCAAGGGTAAGTTGTCTTTGTCAAACTATTAACAGCTTGCCCAGCAGAGAGCAAAAGGCTATATATTCTTACTTAAAAAGAAAGCTTAAAAATGTTTCATAATGGGAATAGGTTGTTTCAAAAACAGACACCCCTTTAATCTTATTAATATTCTTATTATATAGTAATTATATTAATATTGGTTTAAGTGGTGTATGATTAGGTTATTATGGCAATGCAGAACAAAACCGAACACGCTAAAAAAAGAATGCTAAAAGCTTTAGAGGTAAGCTATGGTGTGGTATCTCATGCCCTAAAGGCGGCTAAGGTAGGCAGAACGACGTTTTATGACTGGCTTAAGAGCGACGCAGAATTTAAACAGAAAGTCGAAGAATGCGAGAGTATTGCCCTTGATATGGCAGAAAGCCAACTATATACACAAATAGAATCAGGTAACACGGTCGCAACTATATTTTATCTAAAAACTAAGGGCAAGAAGAGAGGCTATGTAGAGCGTCAAGAATTGGCAGGGGTAGAAGATCAACCTGTTACATTTAGGGTTAATATAACACCACCTTCAGGCTCTAATGATGATAGCTGAACAAAGAGCTTTAGACGTTGACCTAACAACAGCAACAGAACCCCAATATCAGTTTTGGTGCGATGCGTCAAAGTACAGGGCTTTTATAGGTGGGATTGGTTCAGGCAAAACTTTTGCCGGTGTCATTGAGATATTAAAACAGCCGGCAGGATCAAGAGGCGCAGTAATAGCGCCAACATATAACATGCTTAAGAAAGCACCTATAAGAACCTTCTTAGAGATTACAGAAGCTAGCGGATTGTTGAAGAGCTTTAATAAGTCTGAGTTAGTAGCAGAGCTTTACAACGGAACTAAGATAGACTTTATGACTGCTGACAATCCAGAAAGATTAAGAGGTTTAAATCTTGGCTGGTTCTGGATGGATGAAGCGGCTATGATGTCTGATGATACTTGGCTTATTATGCTAGGGCGTTTAAGGTTATCGCCCGGTAAGGCTTGGATAACTACAACCCCGAAAGGGTTTAACTGGCTCTACAAGACTTTTAATAATGGGCTTGATGATTATAAGATTATTAAATCCAAGACTAATCAAAATTTATTTCTTCCTAAGTCTTACCTAGATTCTTTGGAAGGCCAGTATAGCACCAGCTTTGCTAGGCAAGAGCTAGAGGGTGAGTTTATAGATGATAGCTCAAACTTAATAAAAGCTGATTGGTGGCAATATTACAGAGTTCTCCCCAAGGTTAAAAGGTTGGTCTGGTCTTGGGATACAGCTTTTGAAAAGGGCAAAGAAAATGATTATTCTGTTGGTACTCTTTGGGCTGATTGTCAAGATGGATATTACCTAGTTGATTTAGTGCGAGACAAATTTGAGTTTCCAGAACTTAAAAGAACTGTTATAAACTCATTTCAAAAATATAAAAGCTCTGTTATCATTATCGAAAAAAAGGCAAGCGGGCATTCATTGATTCAGGAGTTAAGAAGATCAACCTCTTTACCTATCAAGGAAATAAAAGTTGATAAGGATAAACTAAGCAGGGTTCATGCGATCAACGCTTACATTGAATCGGGCAGGGTGTTTTTGCCAGAGGGTCAACCGTGGCTTAAGGACTTTGTTGAAGAGTGTTCACTTTTCCCTAGTCCTAAAATTCACGATGATCAGGTTGACTCGATGACACAGGCTTTAAACTACATGATTAGAATAGGGAGCTATCAAATTGGGTTTATTTGATAAGTTATTTAAGAAAGAATCTAAAAGCGTACAGGCTCCAGTTCAATCAAAATCTTTTCTTCAGTCTTTATCTAATTCTAATTTTCTTTTAAATCTTGATAACTCTTTTGAAGGTTTAGGAATAGAAGGTTATTTAAGCAATCCATATGTCTATGCGTGCATTGATCAACGGGCTAGCAATCTAGCGGCTATTCCATTTAAACTAATGGACGGTGACAGAGAAGTTACAGATTCTTTTTTATTAAAGATGTTTGATAATGTCTTTTATGGCAATCAGGCAATAAGTCAGTTTGATTTTTTCTACAGGTTATCAACATTCTTAGATATATCAGGCAACGCTTATATTTGGGGAGATTCTGCAACTAATTCCAGAGAGTTAGTTTTATATGATCCTAGTGACGTTCAAGTTATTTCAAGCAATGGTTCAGTTGTTTACATGATTGGAGATTCTAAGATTGATCTAAAAAAGAATCTGCTTATTCATTTAGCTAACTTTAACCCTAATGATAAGTTATCAGGTGCGTCACCAAGTCAGCCTTCAGCGTTGTCTATTGATACAAATAACGCTGGACGAGTTTATAACGCTATGCTTATGAAAAAGCATACTAAGATTAGCGGCATTATTAAAGGAACCGCTGGAGGTATACCAGAAGACTTAAGAGAATCTTTTAAACAAGAGTTTATGACCCGTTACGGTGGAGCGGCTAACGCTGGTTCTGTTATGTTCCTTGGTGGAGACATTGAATATACTGAAAGCCAAATGAAGCCCGTTGATATGGATTGGTCTAAAGCTATGGAAGTTTCAGGAAAAGAAATAGGCATGGCTTTCAAGGTTCCTAATGAACTTCTAGGCATTGGAAAGATGACCTATGAAAACGTTAAAGAAGCTAAAGCATATTTTGTTAAGCAATGTATCGTTCCGCAAATGCAAAAAATACTTGATGCTTTTAATAGGCAATTAGTTAAACTCTTTGGCGAGAATCTTAAGCTGGTTGTTGATTTTGATAACATTGAATCTATCAAAGAATATAGAATTGAAAGCAGACAAAAAGAGCTTCAGACTGGAAGCATGGCGGCTATCAATCTTTACAACTCAGGAATTATTTCTTTAAACGAAGCTAGGCAATTGATCGGTTTTGATTTAATAGCTTTTGAAGGGTCCGACCCTTACGCAGAAGAAACTACGATTGACGAAAGCGAACCTGTAGAGGCTGAACAAACAGAGCCTGAAGATGCTCCTGATAATAAAGAAGATCAACAGTATAATTTAAAAAGAGCTGGAAGCCTTAGAGCGCAACGTTTAAGAATGGATAAGTGGAGAGCCGGAGGAGTTAAGTCTTTTGGCAGGGCTATGCGTAAAGAGTTTAAAAAACAACTTGAGCAAGTAAACGACCTTTTAAAAGAATATGAAGATAACCCTAACTCTTTTGATGCTGGTATATTTACACAGCAGATTGATAGCCTAGCCAATAATCAATGGTTTGAAAGTAGCGTTGATCTTTATAAGCAACAAAAGCAAAAGCTTGTTTTAGATATAGCTGAAGACCAGCTTAGAGAATTTGAAAAGAGCTTTAAGGTAAAAAGAACCAAGGCTATTGATCTTTATGATCAAGAGATTCAAGATTTTGTTGATCGTCAAGTTGGTGAAAAGGTTGTAATGATCACCGACACCACAAAAAAAGAAATTAAAGATATTGTTTCTAAGGCGATAGCTGAAGGAAAAGGAATAGGAGAGATGGCAGATATGATCGATGATTTATATCTGGCTCATATAATTCCCAACCGATCAGAAACAATAGCGAGAACAGAAGTCATATCTAGCTCTAACTTCGCTAGCCAGAAAGCGGCTAAGAATTTGCCTATTGTAGTTAATAAGATATGGTTACCAACGCCAGACGAGAGAACAAGAGAAAGTCATAAGGCTATGTTTAATAGGCCAGCTATTGGTTTAAATGAGCAGTTTCAAGTTCCAAAGCTAACCAAAGACGGGCAACTAGCTGGCGGCTTTGAAAACTTAGATTATCCGGGCGATCCAGACGGAGCGGCTAACAATGTTATTAATTGCCGGTGCGCTATCGGCTATGAAGATGCGGAGGAATAAACGCAATGGAAGAAAAGTATATTAGAACCTGTAAGCCAGCGGATAGGGAAGAAGGAAAACCTTATTGCGTTTATAATGAAGATGATGATTCTTTAATGGGTCGTTTTGAATCTGCTGAAGATGCTGAAGAGTTTCTTGATAACGCAGAGCGTTATTCAGAAGATGAAGAAAAGGAAAATGAAGAAGAGAAAGCAAGACCTAACAAATTTCTTACTAAAAGTTTTCAATTTAAACAGGTTGAAAGCTCTGATAGCTTCGGGAAATTTGAAGCTTATGCTTCAGTATTTAATAATATTGATAGAGTCGGTGACGTTGTTCTTCCGGGTGCTTTTGCTAAGACTATTCAAAAGAATAATGGGCTTATGAAATTACAATATAACCATAAAGAAACTATTGGCATGGCTAAAATTTGGGAAGATGATAAAGGGCTTAAGGTTTCCGCTGATGTTAATCTTGAAGTCCAAACAGGCCGTGAGGTTATGAGTTTAATCAAGCAAGGCGCTATTGATAAAATGAGCTTCGCTTATGAAATTAAAGATGATGAAAAAGAAACTGTAAACGGGAAAACCGTTTACAAGTTAAAGGAACTTGATGTTTTTGAAGTTTCAGCCGTTGACTTTCCAGCGAATCCAGAAACTGAAATTACATCTGTAAAGGAAGACAGACAGAGGCGGTCACGTGTTGAAGTGGCTGATTCTTTTTTAAAGGGAATCAATCCGCTTTCAGGTCTTCAAAAATACGTCAATAACTTAAAAGGAGAAAAATAGTTATGACTGATATCAAGAACCTCATTGAGGAACAAAACCGCCTTTGGGAAGAAGCCAAAGACGTAAACGAAAAAAACCTTGCTGAAAACAGGCGTTTTAAGTCTGATTTTGACGAGAAATGGGAAAAAATCAATAATCGTTTAAATGATATTGATGAAACTGTTCAGAATGTTAAGGCGGCTCAAAGGCCTTCTTCTGGTGCGGTGTCTAGTGAAATTGAAGAAAAATCTGCTGAATATGAAGGGCTATTTTATAAGTATCTTCAGCTAGGAACTAGAACGCCTGAAACTCACCTTGAAAAAATGAGAAGCTTACAAACTCAAATTCATACTAAAGCTAACATTCTTTCTTTAACTGATGCTTCTGGTGGTTATGCAGTTCCTAAGAATATCGCTGAAATGATTATGAAAACAGTTGCTGAGAAAAGCCCGATCAGGCAATTTTCAACGGTTTTAACACTATCACAAGGAAACAGCATTTCTATCCCACGTGCTACTGTTGCGGCCGCTACTTGGGACAATGAAAGCACTTTTCCAAGTTCTCCTTGGTCACCTACAGTTGATCAGGTAACAATCACCCCTTCTAATCTTAATGCTTGCGTTAAGGTTTCCCGTGATGCGCTTATGGATATTCCTAACATTAATCAGATTGCAGTTAACGCTTTAGCGGATGCGGTAGCTGTTAAAGAAGGCAATGCTTTTGCGGCTGGTGATGGTTCTGCTAGTTATGGATCAATTACTGGGTTGACTAGTGCGGCAGGGCTTAACAATGTTGCCGCTGGTGCTACTTCAGTAACTTATGACCAGCTTATGACTCTTGCTTTTGGTCAAACAAAGCCTGAATATCATCCTAATGCTAGATGGTGCTTTAATAAGTCAACGCTTAATGATATTCGCCAGCTTAAAACAGCGAATAATGATTATATCTGGCAACCGATTGTTGATGGTATGGGCTTCGGTAAGCTTGCTGAATTTCCATATTTCATTGCGGCTGATCTTCCAGATATTGCAACAGGTAAGAAGTCTATTTTCTTTGGAGACTTTTCAAAAGGTTTCTATGTTGTAGATAGAGAAGGCTTAGTTGTTGATAGGCTTCTTGAAAAGGACTATCCTTTAGTTGATATCGTTCTTAGAAAGCGTGTAGCTGGTGGGGTTGTTGTTCCTGAAGCTCTTGGTCATATTACCCACGCTTAAACAACTCACTAAGTAATAAAGGGAGTCTTTTCATATGAGTCAGTTAACAAGTAAAGAAAGAGTCAAAGCTTATCTTGATTTTTCTGGCTCAGGAGAAGACTCCCTTATTGATGTTTTAATTGAATTGGTATCAGCTAGAGTATCAGATTATTGTGATCGTAAATTTGAACAAGAATCTGGAAGGGTTGAATACCCTGTTGGCGGTACTAATATTTTACAAATGAAGCTTTTCCCCATTACCTCAATTGCTTCAATTCATGAAGATTCTGAAAGGGCTTTTGGTGCTTCTACCTTAGTAGATTCTTCCGAATATTATTCTGCTGGTGACGCAAAAGAAAGAGGCTTAATTATAAGAGAGGCAAGCTGGAAAAGAGAGTTAACCGGCTCTTATCATAATACTTGGTTGCCTGGGATTGATATTATTAAAGTAACTTATACTGGAGGCTATGCCGTTAGCTCTGGAGTTACTGGAGTTCCTAACGATTTACAAAGGGTTATTGCCCAGCAATGCGCCTATTTATACAATAGAAGAAACGCTTTAGGAATTAACAGCGTTAGCGGTGGCGAAGGGTCGCAGAGTTTTACAGGAGATTATGAATTTCTTCCAGAAGTTAAAAGAGGGTTGCAGAAATACCGGAGGCTTACAACATCATGATCATTAAAATTTTAAGAGATATTAAACCGCTTTTGTCTGATGGCAGACACAAATTTAAAGAAGGTGATGAGGCAGAACTTCCCAAAGTAGACGCTAGGCGATTGATTGCACTAGGAGCGGCAAAAGAATTAAAAGAAGTTAAAGCTAAAGTCATTGAGCCAGAGGCTAAAGAATGAGCGAAGGCTTTAATCTACAATTTGATAAAAAGAAAATTGATGAATTAGCAAAGCTTCCTTACGTTGTTTCTAAGAATGCCTTTGATAGGTTTCTTACTAATGTTGTTTTAGCCGCTCATAGAAGGGCTATAAAAACTAAAAAAGGCAAGAAAAGAACTTGGTTAACTCCATCTCAAAGAGGCAAAGGAGAGCCAAGAGGAAGCACAAGCCCTAAAGGGTTCATTCCTGTTGATACAGGAAGGTTAAGAACTTCTGTAAGGTTTAAAGTGGCCACTAATTTTAGGTCAATTGGTGGGGCTGGTAGAGTGTTTTCTAATTTGAACTATTCTCCAGCGATGGAAGCCAGAAGAGGCTTTTTCAAAGCGGCTAAACTAACCGCTGAAATAGCTGTTGATGAAATTTTTGATGATGCTGTTATAAGAGCAAAAAAGAAATTTGGATTAGAGAACTTATGAGTATTATCCGTGAGCAAATAATGGTTCTTATTAAAGCAAAGCTTGAAACGATCACCACAGGAAACGGCTATAATACAAATGTTCAGCTAGTCGAAAGAATGACAGTAACGCCTATTTCAAATAGCGAACTTCCAGCTATTTATATATATGAAGAACAAGAACTAGTTGAGGCTTCAGGTGATCTAGTTAATCTAGGATTGTATTCAAACACTTTAGCGGTAACTTTGGAATGTTGGATAAAAGACAAATCAAGCGAAAAGGCAACCCAGTTAAATAGCTTGCTTGAAGATGTTGTTAAGGCTATGCAAGCTGATGTTCAATGGACTAACGGAAGCGGCACAAAATTGGCTATAGATACAGTCTACACAGGAAACAGAACATTATTAGAATTTAGTAGCGTTAAAGGTAATGGTTACCTTGGACTATTAGCGCAATTTGAAATAATATATAGATGTAAATTTGGCGATTTAGCAAGCCGTGTTTAGCGATTAATAATAAGGAGAAAACAAATGGCTAATCCTAACCCTATTTTATCAAGAAAAGCGGTCTTGTTTGCAGCGGCCGAACAGACTAATGATTTAGTTGCAAGCTGGAATAGTGGAACCCAGACTATTACTTTAACCACCGGAGGCCTCGGAGCTAGCGCATTAATTGGAAGAGAAGTTATTATTTATGATGGTGCGGCTGATACTGCAAGCGCATATCATAGAACCACTATAACAGCTAATGCGGCTGGTACAATAACACTTTTAGAAAGTCCTTCATTTACTCCAGCGGCTTCCGATTATGTTGTGTTTCCTGATTATGCTTTATCTAGCATTGACCCAGATGGAGCGGCTGGAAATGCAGTTCTTTCAACTATTCCAGAGCTAACTTTTAACGGTGAAATGTTAACCAGAGATTATGCTAAAAAATCATTAACTCCTATACAGGGGCTAATGGGAAATAAAAGTATAGGCCTTTCTTTTTCTTGTGAATTAAAAGGCGCTGGTGGTGGTGGCGGTTCGCTTCCTAATGTTAATGAATTAGATGTTCTTTTAAAAGCTTGTGGATTTGGTAGGCTAGATTATAACACAGGCGGCAATCGTTATAGACAATATGATCCAGTTTCAGAAAGCTTTGAATCATGTGCTATTGATGTTTTTGCTGATGGTTTAAAGTGGACGCTTAGGGGTTGTGTTGGTAATGCAACTTTTAAATTTGAACAAGGTAAAATACCTATGATTGATTTTGTCTTTTCTGCTATGTATGCTGATCCTTCTGATGCGGCTATGACTAGTCCAACTTATGATTCAGAATTACCTGTTCCTTTGACTTATGCTAACCTTCAAGCGGCTGGCCAAACAGATGTTCCAGCTAGCACTTTAGAAGTCAGCCTAAACAATGAAATTATTGAATATTATAATATGAGCAAGCAAAGCGAAGCAATGCCCGAAAGGTTTTTAATAGCTTCAAGAGCGCCTTCAGGCTCGTTTAATCCTCAAGCAGTCTTAACCGCTGATGAACCTTGGCTATCTAATTTTTCTGCTGGGACTGTTTTAGGTACTTTTAGTTTAAGAGTAGGGGCAGACACTTCAACGGGAAATATAACAAGCGGTCAATCAATTGATTTTACTTTTGGAGCTAAAGCGCAACAAAACACAATGGGGTTTAGTGATGATGGTGGTGTTAGGCGCTTTGATATTGGGTTTAACGTTGCTTCAGCTTTAACAGCAGGGAATGATGATATAAGCATTAAATTTTATTAGAAAGAAAAGGAGGAAGGAAATGAATTTAGCTGATTATAAGAGCCAATCTATTAAAATAGTTAGCTTACCAAGTGGTTTAAAAGTAAAATTAAAATATGTAAAGGTAATGAGCTATGTTTTAAGCGGCTCATTGCCTAATGTTTTTAACTTTCAAACAGGAGAAATAGACCTTGATAAAAAGGATGATCCTGAAAATGTTGAAAAACTAGTTAAAAATGTTTTACTTGATTCTGTTGTATCTTTGATTTTTGATGATGCAGAGGCTTATTTGGTTGATAAAAATGAAAAAGATTGTGCCGCCAATGAGCTTTCTTATGATCTTTTAAACCCTGAAGATCAGATAAATATATTTACCAAGGCTTTTGAGTTGTCAGTTCCGGGCGGTGCTGACAATGTTAAGGCGTTTTCTGCTGGATAAACAAAGGTGTTTTGTGCTTCACTCAATGGCTAAAGACTATGGTAAAGCACCATCTGAATTTTTAAATCAAGATATTTTTTCTTTTTCTTTTGATGTTAACCTGTGGAATCATGCGAAACAATTTGAATTGAATTTGAAAAAAGGCGATAATAAAAACACTAAAAAATTAGATGATAATGTCATCTATGTTAAACGAAACCCCGAACACGCTTTAGGCTGGTAGAATGGCTAAAAACAGAATTGAATTATTAATTCAGGCGAAAGATAAAGCTTCAGCGCAATTTAAAAAGGTTGAGGTTGCTACTCAAGAAATGAGAGCCGGGGTAATGTTAGCTGGAAAGGCATTGCTTGCGGCTGGTGCGGCTATGGGTGCTGTAGCAGTAAGAGCGGCTTCAGTTGGTGACAAATTTGACAAAATGAGTCAAAGAGTTGCTACTTCTACAAAAAATCTATCACAATTAGAATTTGCGGTAAAACAATCAGGCGGCAACATTGAGCAACTAGAAGGTGGCCTTCGTGTTTTAAATAGAAACATGAGTGAAACCGCTAAAGGAACTGGAGCGGCTAAAGACTTTTTTAAAGCGCTAGGAATTGAAGTAAAGGGAGCAGATGGAAAATTAAGGTCTAATGTTGATGTTATGAAAGAGGTTGCTGATACTATCTCTAACATGACTGATAGAACGCAAGCGGCCGCTTTAGCTTCTAGGATTCTTGGGGAAGAATACGGAGCTAGGTTAGTACCATTATTAAATAATGGTAGCGATGGAATAGAAAAATTAATGAATCAGGCTGATGATCTTGGGGTTACTATAACCAAAGATTCAGCTTTGATAGGTGCAGGTTTTACCGATGCTTTAGGGGAAGCAACAACTGCAACTTCAGGCCTTTTTCAAACATTAGGTGTAAAATTAATTCCCATAATTGAACCTTTAGTTGATGCTTTTACAATGGCTATAAGCAAAACGACTAAATGGATTAATGAAAATGAATCTTTATCTGATACGCTTAAAAATATTGGCGGCTTTGTTGGGTTTTTAGTTAATCCAATGAATGACTTTCAAAAGTCATTAGCTAAAATGGGGGATAAAAAAGCCGCTGAAACTTTAGGCGAAATTGAAGAAAAAATGAAGCGCATTAATGAAAACAGGAAAAAAGGCGGCCAGTTTTCAAGTCTTCAAGAACAAAAAGATTATGAGTTAATGCAAAAGAAAGTTCCTTTGCTTCAAGAGGAATTAGCAAAAAGAAAAGCAATAGCGGAGAACGCTAAGAAACAAGCTGGAATTAATGCTAAAATCTTAAAACTTCAAGCGGCTTTAATTGCAACTGGAGGAAAAAAATCTGAAAATGATGATAAAGAAATTAGTAAAGAAGATGAAAAGTTACAGGCTTTCTTAAAAGCGGCCGAAGCTAGGCAGAAGAAAAGGGAAGAAGATGCGGCTTTCTTTTTGCAACAGGAAGAAGAGGAAGAGGCAAGAGAAGCAGAGAAAGAAGCTAAAGAAGAGGAAGCTAGACAAGAAAAAGAAGACAAAGAAAAGGCTTTAGCAGAAAGGCAAGAAGAATTTCAATTAAACGCTTTAGGGGGCATTTCAAATGCTATAGCCGCTTTCGGTGGTGAAAACTCTAAGGCTTATAAAGCTTTTGCATCAATGCAAGTTGTTGTAAGTACAGCGGCCGCTATTATGAAAGGATTTGCTGATCTTGGGCCTATTTGGGGGGCGGTAAACGCTGGAACTATGACAGCATTAGGAGCCGCTCAGATTGCTAAAATAAATGGTGCTAAATTTCATGATGGCGGTTTAGTTCCGGGAGCAGGAGAAACACCAGCTATTTTAGAAGGTGGTGAATTTGTTATGAGAAGGGAAGCGGTTCAAAATATAGGCGCTAACAATTTAGCCCAAATGAATCAGGGTAAAGGTTCAAATGTTAATGTTGTTAATTTTGTTGATTCTGATGCTTTAGACAACTACTTAAACAGCCACAAAGGGCAAAAGGCTATTGTTAACGCCCTTGAGTTTGCATAATGAGCCAACCCTATACTTTTTATTTTAGGCCTCAAGCGGACGGTTATACGGAAACTTATACCACTATAAGTGATGTTTTTACCTCAGAGAATGGCTTATCTATAAAGGATACCTCAAGAATATCTTTACAGGCTAGGCCTTTAATTACTGTAAATATGACAGTTAACGCAGTAACTCAAAATGATGCTGTAAGGATGCAAAACATTATAAGGTTAGCATATCAAAATGAGGCTGTTTGTTATGTTCCTTTGTGGTTTTCTCGTGATAAATTAAGAAGCTCTGCAACTACCGCTTCAACAAGCATAACAATTGATGAAGCCTATGCAGGGGCTGGCCTTTTAGATGGTTTTAGTTACACAGATTCAGGGTCTACAGTTTACAGGAATATTATGATTAATGTGGGAAACTATAAATATCCTTCTGTTCATGATGTTGCTTCGATTTCAAGCGGTGTTGTTTCTATGGGTACGGCTCCAGATATGAACTATCCAGCTAATACTGAAGTCGTTCCTTTGTTATATGCTAGAATTTCTGAATTAACTGAAGGCTCTGGAAGGCGTTTAAATGCTTACGGTTGGTCTTATGATCTAACTTTTGAGGAAAAAGAATAATGGCAATGAGTGATACTTTTGAAGGTTTGCCTGTTTTTCTTCAAACAGTTTCAAGCGTTATTAATTTGCCTGTTAGCCCTGTGACTGTGGGTATTTCTAACAGTTACCAAATGATAGGGAAGAATTGGCAAAGAAAAGAATCAGAAAACAGGCAGTATTTAAATAGGATAGTAACTCAAACATATATGTTTGAAAGCATTTTTGATGCTTTTGAAATGAAGAATTTCTTCACAGCAAGAAAAGGAAGCTACGACCGTTTTTTTGTTCCAATTTGGCTTTATAACTACGCCAGCCCTTCAACTCAATCAAGTACAACTTCTTTAAAAATTAATATAGGTTTAAGAAATGATTTTATTTCTTCTAACAATATAACGTATAAAAACTTGTTAATATTTGAAGATAACCTTGGCTCAACTAGGCAATATTCAAGAATTAACAGCCTTACAGCGGCAACTGGAACAACTGGTTATGATACAGCAACCTTAAAACAAGCGGTAACAGTAAAAAGAGATTCTTTAATTACTGAAGTTATGCTTTGCCGGTTTGCAGTTGATGAAATGACCATTCAAGCGGTTAAAGGTGGAATGTATTCAATAGAAACTTCTTTTATGGAGCTACAAGGGCGGCAATCTTGAGTACTCAATTTAAAATAAATTATGGAGGTCAAGATTATTATTATACTAGCCACCTAGAAGATAAAACGGTTGATTCTCAAGCTTATACAGCGGCTACTATTAGCAGGGGTGAAATTTTCTATGAATTTGATAAACAAGGTTTTTCATTAGAAGCAGATGCTGATTTAGTACCATTTAGTTATATAAAAACAGATGAACCTCAAGTTCCTTTAACTGTTTCCGTGATCGATAATAATGGCGTTGTGTTGATGGCTGGGGAAGTTGAAAAGGTAACAATTAGAACTTCAAACAACTTAATGAAGTTAAAAGTAGACGCTTTAAAAACCTTGAGACACGCTCATATTCCAGTTAGAGCAATAACAACTTCTTGCAATTTTGCCTTATATCAAGGTTATGATAAAACTTCTGGTACTGCTTATAGATGCCCCGTAAATAGAACAAGCTTTGATTTAGATTTAGCTGATGAAGCTAACATGAGCATTAACGGTTCTAATCCTAAATTATTAGATTATTCAACAGGCGGTTTAACTGTTAACGCTTGGAAATTAGGACAAGCTCATTTTAAAGATAATTCGGATCGGGTTATTGCTAAAAACTATATTATAAGCAACACGGCTAATAGTATAACATTTTTAGCTGATATAGTTGTTGCTTTTGGAACTGGGGCTAACCAATGTTCTAAAATTACTTTGTTTAAAGGATGCGCTAAAAACGCTGATGCTTGCGGCTCAAGTAAATTTAATGTAATGAGTAAATACGGGGGTTTTCCTAGCGCTTTTAGAAAGCCTTTTGGAAATGAACAGGATTTAACTAAGGTTAATTATGTTCCAATTGTTTATGGTTCAGATATAAAAGTTAATGGGGTTTTTATTTATGGCATTGATAACGATGCTGTTTATGAAGGGGCTGTTGTTTTAGACCGAAAAGTTAAAAATAACTATCGATTCATTTTCAATTCTTTTGGGGTTTCATTTGGTCAAAAATTAGATACTTTACATGAAGTTTACATAAAAGATGGCGATACTGATATTTATGTTACTAATCCAAGTGTTAATTTAACAAATGGGCAAACAACAGGGATAAGATTAGGCAAGGCTAATAAAGTTAATATTGGATGGATTCAACAGCATGATCCGCTAGTTTTATTTAATGATAAATGGAGGCCAGACAAAGGAACATCAACTATTGGGCAATTTGACCCTAGCACTATGTATTTTTATGATGGAACTCAAACAAGTGTTGATAGTTATTACAGCACTTACGCCCCCACAGCAGAAGCCGAAAACACTATGATTTTTCAAAATGTTTCTTATTGCTCCATAGGCTTTAACAAAATAGCACAAGACTATTCAACCGCTTCAGATACTACCAGCTTAACAAAATTAAAAGCAGACCCTCAAGGCAATGTTACCCAAGCATATTTGGGAATGATAGAAGTAGATGAATCAGAAGACCCAGACTTAAGTTATAATTTCCCTGATTTAGTGGCTAGCGTTACTTATTGTCCAGCCTTAGATCATGCTGATGTTACTGATCCAGATGTTAATAAAGAAATTGGTTCAGGAGATAATAAGGGGGCTAATCCTGTAAATGTAATTTATGATCTCTTGGTTAATTATTTAGGAATAGCTAAGGCTGATATTAATGGAAGCAATTTTAAAACAGCTAGAAACACTATAGCCGGAGAATCAGCCCCTTTAGCGCTTAATCTAATTGTAGATAAAAGAACAAAAGTAAAAGAATTAATTAATAAAATTTGTACTTTTGCCGATTTGCTTTTAATTAAAAAAAGGAAAGCAGGAACAACTTTTTATTTATGGGATATAACTGTTATGCGTTCCACAAACACAGGAACAGGGTCAGTTTATCCAGCAGGGCATCAGTTCAATGAAACTAATACAAATAGCGTTATAATACATGAATCAACTTTTGCTTCAATTTACACAGATTTAATTATTGAAATTGAACACCCAGACACAGGCGTTAAGCAGGGGCTTAAATTTGTTAATGAAAATGCTAGGCAAATAGTGGGCGGCATTAGAGAGAAAAAGATTGATTTTGGGTTTAAGATAAAAAATAACGATACTGGAAGCCCTATTTTAAGGGCTTTGGCTTCAAGAGAAGCTTCTAAATTAACCCGTCCATTAATGCAAATTAGTTTTGATTATCCTTTTTCAACCACTACCGTTTTAAGTCCGGGCGATGTTATTTATTATAAAAATGATCAATATGGAATTACTTCATACAAGACTTTTAGAGTAAAAGAAGTTTCAGGAATAACCGAAAATTCTTTAAAAATGAAATGTAAGGCTATTGAGTTATGGCAAGAAGGGGACTTTGTAAACGTTCCAGAAGCTTGGAGAGTTCCAACAATTCCAACGGCTGGGACTTTGGGGGATAGGGTAGTTATTCCAGCCTTACCAGAACAGGCTTTTCCTTATTCTGGCGCTATGGGATGGTTTGAGCAAACAAGCACTAAATCAGCCGCTGATTATCAATTTTGGGCAACTAAACCCTTAAAAGTTGCACCTTCAAGAATTTCAGCCCCTTTAGTTTTAATGGGTGAAATAAATCAAGCTTTTACAGGAACATCCTTTTTTGATGATAGAACAATGGACGATTCAGGGGCTTTAAATTTTGAACCTAATCCACCAGAAGACGGCAACATTAACTTTTGGGGCAATATAGATATTCCTGATGATGATTTTGATAAATTTGGCGGTTATTTGGGGCTTATATATGAAAGCGCTACTAAATACGAACTAGTCTTAATTCAAAAAATGGTTGAAAATGCTCCTGATATTAGAGTTATTAAAATGATTAGAAATATCTTTGGCGGTTATGACTATAATGAAACCTTCGGAACTGAGGGAAGAACTTACGCCTCAGGCTCAAAAATATACATTTATCGAACTGGAGCCGGTTATGCTAATTTTAATAGGCATATAAAAGGTGATCTTATAGATGGCGATGATTTTTCTGGTGGTGTTGCTGGAGATAAATATTTTGATGGTGCTTATAGGATTAGATACAAAAACGGAATTGCTCCAGTTACTAGCACAACACTTCCAAGACCAGAATTTTTAGATTATTCTGGGTCAAGCTTAGTTATTAACCCTTTTACAAGTGTTACGCCTTATCCAGTTGATGATCTATCAATATTTAAAACAACTGTTACCAGTTCAACCTATACCCAATTAAAAACTATTTATTTACAATTTAACCCCACAGTTCCTAGAGGGCCATATGCTTATAGCTCTATAAATGAATACAAAGAAGGTAATCAATGGGGATTCAGAGGCACTTATTACCGAAGCTCTTTGCCTGATTATCAAATAACAATAGGAAATATTATATTATACATTGATCCAATAGCTATGAGGTGGATAGCTCATAATAAATACGGGCCTAAAGTTGTTGGTAGTTCTTCTTTAATATCTAATCAAACTCAAGCTTATACCGGAAAAAAATCTTTTGGTAGTGTTGGCGGTGTTGCCGGTATAGATGGCGCTTTTTTAGATATAATAACCGGAGATGAATACTTAAATGGGTATCTAAGGTTAACAGTTGTTTTTGATGTTGATGTTAGCGGAAGTATTTCAAGCGTTTCAATTCAAAGCAAACAAGGCGAATATTTAAGCCAAGCCGTTAGCGTAACAATTTAAAGGAAAGGAGTTTAAAAAGTGGCAACTTTAGGAAATGATTTAAAAACTTTAGTTTTAGGTGAGAATGCTTGGGGGGCAAAAATAAATCAAAATACTCAAAAATTCCAAGATTATGGCTTAATTATAGATATTAGCGGAAAATCTGAAACAGATTCAATAAACAAAGGAATTATTGTAAAAGCAACACCAGCTTCAGGGGCTAGTTTAGCGGTCGGCCATGTTTGCCGCTTAACTACCGCTTCAGGAGCCTTAGAGGTTGAAAAATATCCAGCCGCAACACCAACAAACGATGGAACCGCTGGCTGGCATCCTATGGGAGTAGTAAAAGAAATTTCTAGTACTTTGGTTTATGTTGTTACTTATGGAATAGCTGAAGTTCAAATGATAGCTTCGCAAAACTGCGACAGAGGGGCAACTGTAAGCATGGATAACACAGGAACAGCAGGGCAAGCAAAAGCTGAAAATGCTGATAGTTCTAGCCCTTGTATCGGTTATTTTATGGAAGATGTTGCTAGCACTTCAGCCGCCCAATTAGTGCTTTGCTTTATAGGCGGTTCATCACCTTCAAGTGTAGGGTAGTAATTTTAAATTTAGTCTGTTATTATTTATCAGACTTCAAATAATAATAAGAAAAAAGGAGTTATTAAATGCCTTCAGTCCAAACTACTAAAGCCGAAGGGTCTCGGTTTTTATCAGCTTACAGCGTTTCCAAATCTACAGCTTGGGAAAATTCAAAAGTCGTAATTGCTTCAAAAGCAATTCTTTATAGTGCTGCTTTAAGTAATAAAGGCGGCTCTAATCTCTATTTAATGGTATTTGATGCTGCAAGTCTTCCTGCAAATGGTACAGTTCCAACAATGCCGCCTTTATTAGTGGGAACTACAGACACAAGGTCAATCAGCAATCTCCCCTTGCCAGATAAATTCGATAATGGAATTGTTGTAGCGGCTTCGTCAACTCAAGTATCTTTGACTGTGGATACTAATTCAAACAGTTTCTTTTATGTCCAGTATCAAGACATAAGTCAGTAAGGGGTAGAAAATGCCATTTTTTAGCGAATCACAAGCTCTCGGCACAGGGTCTAGTCCTTGGACAGTAAACGGAAATGATCTTTATCCTGATAGCACCAGTTATATAGTCGGAATCGGTACAACAAACCCAGACACCTTGCTTCATTTGAAAGCCGCTGACGGAACTGCTAAAATTAAACTTGAAGGCACAAGCCACGCTTTTTTAATGAAAATAGATGAGAACCAAGGCGGAACAGCCGATTCTAATCGATATTTAGTTGAATCCGACGGAACGGATGGAGATGTTGTTTTCGAATTTAGAAACGGCAATACATCAACAACTGCGTCCACCTCTTTTAACATTGGAGGAAAAAGCTCTGTAACGCTAAATCTTTGGGACACAGATGAAGGATCAGGCGGTAAAACAAAAGGCGTAATATACAACAGCTTTGCTAATAGTAGGTTTTATATTTTCGGGGAGGATGGTTATGCTGGCGGTATACTGACGATGGATTATCTCCAATCGAACGATACTCGTTTTGCATTTGGCTATGGAGATCAAGAACTTACTAATGCCGCAAGACTTGCAATTAAGCACACTTCAAGCCCTCAGTTGCTATTAGATGATGGAACTTCAACTTGTTCTTTGACTTATGCTGATAATTCTTCAGCAGGTTATCTGCTTGCAAATACAAGGCTAAGACTTGATGCAAATGACAATCATTTAACGTTTTTTGATACAGACGGCGGCTCTAATGATGTTGGCTCAGTATTAACTTATAGTGAAGTTGCAACAAATCAATCAAAGCTACGGTTCCATATGAACGGGGCTAGTTTTGATGGGAACTATATAGAGCTTCAAGGTGGAAGCAGTACAAGAATCCAGATTAATCAACAAGAGGGCGCTGACACAGTTGATGCTTTTTTAGGCATTGGCGGTTCTGGGACAGAATTCCAGCTAGGCACGGGAACTGCTGACTCCACAAAAATCTACACGGGCAACACAGCGGTTGCTGAGTTTACGTCTACAGGAAAACTAATCTTAACTGAGGATACGGCTGGGGGAGCAACACAGCTTGAGCTAAAAAATGGCGCAGGTGACACCGCAAGCTTCGCCCAGAATTCAACAAGCGAGTCATTGGATATTACAACGTCTGATTCTATGCTTCGCATGTATTCAACAAGTGCAAGCGGAAGTATAAGCTTTGCTAAAGAAGATGGAACGAGAGTCATTAAATATGACAATTCAAACGGAAGGTTCACTATTAGCGCAGGGCTTGCACTTGATACTTTAGATGTTTCATCTGCTACTAAAACAATAGCAAACACAGACCGAAGAATAGCTATTCTATGCGACACTTCATCAAATGCTGTAACCATTAATTTACCAGCGGCCGCTGATAGTGATAACAGAGTTTTCTATATTAAAGACAAAGGTGGCAACGCAGGAACAACCTCAAGAGCAATAACAATAGACCCGAATGCATCAGAAACGATTGATGGAGCGGCCACGGTAGATATTGATCAAGATTATGGATCAATACAGCTTATTTGCGATGGCAGTAACTGGTTTTCTATTTAAGAAAGGAAAGCAAAAATAAATGAAAGAACGAAGGGGAATTTCAAAAATGAGAGAAAACGTAGAACAACATCTAGCAACTCTAAGACAACAGTTAGAGGAGCAAAAAACAAATGTAATGATCACACAAGGAGCAATCCTTTTTGCTGAAAGAATCTTAAAAGAAGAGCAAGAAAAAAAAGGCGTAAAGAATGAAAAAGATAACATTGCCACAAAGTAGCGTTGCCCCAGACGATGACGCTATATTAAAAGCTGAAACGATTGATAAAAAAGATTTAGGTAATTCTAAATTTTCTTATTTTGGAAAAGATGCAGAAGGCTATTCAGTTTTCCAGTTGCTAGATTCTTCGCTAAACTTAACAATTGAGGAGGCTTAAAAATGGCAGGGTATACCTTAAAAGATAGTGGTGGAAATGCTATCGTTGTTGGTGATGAAATCATTGAAAACCCGACTTTATACGTTGACGATGCTAATGGTAATGATGCTAATGCTGGGGCTAGCGCTGGAGCTGGAAACGCATTAAAAACAATTGGTGCTGCTGTTTCTAAAATTGGCCTTGTTTTTCGTGGTACTGCGACTATTAACGTTAGTGCTGGAACCTATAGGGAGCAAGTTAGCTTTCAAAATGTAACTGGTGGGAAATTGGTTATTGATGGCAATGCGGCCGCTGATACTATCATTAGCGGTGCCGATACTGGTTCAGCCACAACGCCTACCAGAGATTATTGTTTTTTATTTGACAATTGCGAAATTGGCGAAGTTCATATTAAGGACTTTAGATTAGAATATTCTGACGAGGATGGTTATCGCTGTAATTATGGATCAGGTCACACAACCCTTGAAGACGTAGAAATCCAAAACATTGACGGGAAAGCTATTAGGCTGGATTATTGCGGTACTCATTTGCTTGATAACGTAGATATTAGCGATGTTGCTGGTGATGGTGTTAGGGCTTTTGGTGGTCAAGTAGTTTTTGCTAATAATGCTTCCTCCGTTGTAAATTGTTCAAAAAATAGCGACTATGCTGGAATGGGGCTTCGTGGATTTTATGGTGCCAGATTTGCGGTTACTGTTGCCGGTTGCTCTTTTGGTGGTGCAACAAATTATGATACTTATTGTGTTTTTCTTGATAATTCTTATTTTATCCATGACGTTACAATGACGCTTTCAAAAGGTGCTGTTGGCGTTCGGGCTAGGTGGGATGCTGTTTTTACTGGGAAAAATACTGTTACTGAAACGAATATTACAACTTCAAGCACGTTAACAACTGGAAGCGTTAGAAATAACGGAAGCTAATGAAATTCTTTCAAGATAATCTAACGGCTATCTGTTCAGCGGCTATTATTGGCATGTTTTCTTTTATAGTAACTGTTAACAGCGACGTTGCTGTTTTAAAAGGCGAAGCAGGAAGCAGAAAAGAGGCTGATAGTATGATTTTAAAAGAAATACGCTTTGTTAAGGTTCATCAATTAAAGATGGATGAAAAAATAACAGATACTAGAGAGCGAGTGATTAGGCTTGAAAGTTTAGAAAGCAGTTTGGCAAAATAGGGCTAATGGTTGGGCTATTTCTTAGCGTTTATTTTAGCTGTTTTAGCTCTTTTTTATGTTTCAATTCCTATTTGGATATGGCTGAAAAAGTGGTTAGATAGGAGATAAAAAATGAAAGAAGAAACTAAGAAAAAACTATTAAATAAAAAGAACCTAGCGGCTTTAATAACTTTAATCTGTGGGGTGTTGGCGGCTTTTGGCTTTAATATAGATGAAAGCATTCAGCAAACAATTATTGAAGTTGGCGCTGGCTTAATTGGTGGCGGTGTTGCTGGATTTGCTGGAGCTAAAAAAGTGATCGCTAAGAAAGTTAATGAAAATAAGCTTATTTTAGAGGCTGGCGGTAAGGCTGTTGATGGTGTTTTATCTGAAATATCAGCTAAGGCTGAAGCTCAATTTGGCAAAGATGTTGCCGCTTTTGTGGAAACTTCATTAGAGCCAGCTAAAAATGAATTAAAGGCTATAACTGGCATTGAATGGAAATTTTAAAATGCCTAAGTTTTCTAAAAGATCACAGGACCGTCTTAATACTACTGATGAAAGGTTAATTAAACTTTTTACAGAGGTTATTAAGTATTTTGATTGTACTATTTTAGAAGGAAAAAGAACTGTAGACCGTCAAAAGATGCTAGTTGCCCAAGGTAAGAGCAAGACTATGAACTCTAAACATCTAACGGGTAAGGCGGTAGACGTTGCCCCTTATCCAATTGACTGGAATGATAGAGAGCGTTTCACTTATTTTGCCGGTTTTGTTCAAGGCATTGCTTCACAGAAGGGCTTTAATATTCGCTGGGGCGGGGATTGGGATCAGGACAAAGATTTAAAAGATAATAGCTTTGATGATTTGCCTCATTTTGAGCTAAAGGATTAAAGTTATGACCGCTGAAATCTTGGAACTGGTAGAAACTTTAGGTATAGCTGGGGGTTTAGCTGTTGGCTGTGGTTATCTTCTTTTCAAGGTTATTAAACATCAGCAAGAACGAACTGATAAGCGCATTGAAGAGCTATATCAGATAATAGTTAAGCTAATTGATAAAAGTAACAAAATAGAGGATAATATAATTGAACTAAAAAGCTCCACAGGTGCAATAGTTGATTTTTTAAAAAATGGAAAAGGAAAATAAACAATGGCTGAAAAAAAAGAAGAAAAGAAAAAAGAATTAAAGAAAGAGTTAGAAAAATTTGAAAAATCCTTAAAGACAGCCTTAAAGTCTTTTGAAAATCTATCTGATTTTGATGATGAAAATAGCGCTTTAATTATTAAAGTGTTTCTATGCGCTACTAATAACAAGGTTAAGAGTCATTTAGAGAATTTATAAACCTTCCTTCCCCCCCTTTCTATTATGGGGGTCTTCTCCATAGGCCCCCTATTTCTAAAATTAATCTAATAAAAATATAAATAAATGTTGCAATATATAACCTTTCGTTGTATTGTGTCCTTATAGATAAGGAGGAAAACAATGAAACCAATAGTTATAGGAATAGCTGACAAGATAGAAGATATTTATGGCGATATGCTTGCGTCTATGAGTGCTAGCGATATTATTAAAAAAGTTAATTTATTAACTGCAAATGACAAGAAAATGACTAACGCTGTGATGTTAGAATTATTTTCAGCTATTAAGGAGAAAAAAAAGTGAAGTGTCCTAAATGCGGGGAAGAGATATTTAGCCCTGTTGGAGTTACTGAGGCGGCTAAAATCTTAGGTTTAAGTAAGCGTTGGATTTATTCGGCTTATGCGAACCCCGACAATAAAAATTTACCAAAAAGATTAGCCTACCCCGGCAAGTGGCTTTTTGACGTTAAAGATTTAATAGAATGGAAGGAAGAAAACAAAAAATGAAGAAGAATAAACAAAGCGTTTTTGAAACGCTAAATAAAATAAATGTAAATGAACACACCGAAAAAAAAGCAGGGCTAACTTATTTAAGTTGGGCGTGGGCTTGGGGTGAAGTTAAAAAGCTTTATCCAAAAGCGTCTTATACAATATATGAAAATAAAGAAGGATGGAATTATCACACAGACGGCGGTTCTGCTTGGGTTAAAACTGGCGTTGAGATCGAAGAACTAGAGCATATAGAATATTTGCCTGTTATGGATTACAGGAATAAAAGTATTCCTATTGAAAGGGTTAGTTCTTTTGATGTTAACAAAGCTATTCAAAGAAGCCTTACCAAGGCAATAGCCCGGCACGGTTTAGGTTTATATATTTACGCAGGGGAAGACTTACCAGAAGCAACAGAACAACCTGTTGTTAAAAAGGTAAAAGTTAAAGAGGTTAAAGAAGTAGTAAAAGAAACACTAGAAAGGGAAGATGTTAAGCTAGTTGATGAAGTGTTTCC